GCTCCCAACGCCAAGGGAGTTCGTCGAACTCGGGCGGTTATCGTGCGTAACACGGCGGATCAGTTAGCGCTCACTACCAGAAAGACTGTGTTCGACTGGCTGCCGCCGGGCGAGGCTGGCGTGTGGAAGGCCGTGGAGAAGACGTTCATACTGATGGCTCGACTGGCCGACGGCACGACGGTTGAGTCCGAGTGGATATTTATCCCGTTGGATACACCGGACGACGTGCGAAAAGCGCTGTCACTGGAGACCACGTTCCTGTGGGGTAACGAGAGTCGAGAGCTCCACCCAGAAGTTGTTGACGGCCTGCTGTCGCGTCTGAACCGATACCCCTCGGCCAAGGACGGTGGACCTACGCGCTCGTGTGCGTTGTTTGATACAAACATGCCAGACGAGGACACATGGTGGCACGATAAGATGGAGAACCCGCCATCGAACTGGGCGGTGTACAAGCAGCCTGCGGCCATATTGAAGCCTGAGGTCTACCTCGAGCGGTTCGGTGAGGAGCCTGAGGAAGTGCTGACGGACAAGGACGGCGGCGAGTGGGCGGTTAACCCGGAGTGCGATAACTACGATCACCTGCCGAAACAGTACTACCCGAACTTGATCCCGGGCAAGACCGAGGACTGGTTGCGTGTGTACCTGCGCTCGGAGTACGGGCGGTCGTTGTCTGGCACACCGGTCTACGAGAAAACGTTCATACCTGATTTCCACGTTTCGACTGGGCGGATCAAGCCTATCAAGTCTCCGGACTACCCAGTCATCATCGGCGTTGACTTCGGGCGCACACCGGCGGCGGTGTTCAAGCAGCGCGACCCCCGCGGGCGTGTGGTGACACTGGCGGAGCTCGTGTCTGAGAACATGGGCATCGAGACGTTCATACGAACAAAGCTGAACCCGTTCATCGCCAACCACATGCAGGGGTGCACATTTCTGTGTGCGCCTGATCCGGCCGGATACGCCAAGCAGCAGCAAAATGAAATGTCGCTGGTTGATGTGCTGAAAGACGCTGGGTTCAAGTGCGTGCGACCACCGACGAACAAACCAGAGTTGCGTATTCAGGCGGTCGAACGTTTGCTCAATCAGCAGTTAGAGGGTAAGGCGATGTATGTCATCGACCCCGAATGCAAGTCGCTCATCAAGGGTTTCCGCTACGGGTATCGGTACAAAATCAAGAAGAACGGTGAGATGGAAGACAAGCCAGACAAGAACGAGTTTTCACACGTGCACGACGCCAACCAGTACGCGGACTCTGTGATTGACATGAACGTGCGTGGGGCTGCGTTGCAGACCGTGCGTCGTGAAATTAGAAAAGTGAAGTATGCCTACACTTGACCGTGTAGGCATGCGGGGTACAATTTGACAACTTTGGCCTTTAGAGGTACCCCATGAGTCACATGACGACGAATTATTTGAACCCTAAGACGGGGTTCTTCGAGCAAGTGCATGGAATGCACGGGCGCATGTTCGTTGATGCTGGCAGTGTTGACCCTACAGACAACCGCCAGTACTTCATGTTCCATGAGTTTTCACTGGCCAGCGCGGCAGTGGAGGTTGTGAAGGTCGTCATCACCGGCGACACCATCATGAACGCGTTTTCGATCAAAGTGATGGCTGGTAAAGCTCGCATTGAAATCGTTGCCGGTGGTACAACTGGTGGGTCGTACAGCGAGACAATCCCCATTTTTCCAGTCAACGGCATGTCCACTGCCGTGCCGCGCAACCCCACAACTGTGATGACATCGGGGGGCACGCAGTCGGGTGGCACCGTGATGGATTTGTTCCTTGTCAACACAGGCGATAATGTCAACCAGTCCTCAGGTATTACAAGCGGCGAAGATTTTGCTATCGGGTTCCCAGCTGGTACATACTACATCCGCATCACCAATACAGACAACTCCACGACCACTGGCTTAATCAAGGCTCTGTGGACTGAGTTGTGATCTAAGGAAAATCCATGGCCGCTCTCATTCCTGTTGCCCGCGCGTCTGATCTTGAGGCAGAAGCTAAAAAACGCAGTGATGAACTGCAAAACCAACCAGTCATTCAGGGCTTAGCAGCCCACGTCCGCGAGCGTTGGGATAGCGCACGTACGGCCAAGCGTAAGCTTGAAGAGCGCATGCTGCAGTGTCTGCGTCAGCGCAACGGTGAGTACGACCCCGACAAGGCGCAAGAGTTGGCCGAGCAGGGCGGCTCCGATATCTACATAAATCTAACCTCAGTTAAGTGCCGTGCGGCGACAAGTTGGTTGCGGGATACCCTGTTGGGCTCTGGTGCTGATAAGCCATGGAGCATCGAGGGCACACCCAACCCCGACATGCCTCCTGAAATTTTGCAAGGGCTGCAGGCAGAACTTGCTCAGCAGTTGATGACTCACATCGAGCAGGGCGGCATTCCTCCCTCGCAAGAAGAGTTGCGCCAGACGGCTATGGCGATGAAAGATCAGGCTCTGCGCAAACTCAAAGAAGAGTCCGCTGAGCGCGTTTCTCGGATGGAGCGCAAGATGGAGGATCAGCTCGCCGAGGGCGGCTGGCACAAAGCTTTTAACGAGTTTTTGGATGACATCGTCACATTCCCCTACGCCGTGATGAAGGGGCCGATCAAGCGTAAGCGCAAGACCTTGCAGTGGCAGAACGGCAAACTTGTGCCGGTTGAGACCATCCGCAACGAGTGGGAGCGTGTTGATCCATTCATGCTCTACTGGGCACCATGGTCGTGGGAGCTCGGCGACGGTTATGTGATCGAGCGTCACCGCATGACGGCAGAAGATTTGCAAGCGTTGATCGGCGTGCCCGGCTACAACGACGCTTCTATCCGCACTGTGTTGGACGACTTCGGCACCTCAGGCATGAAGCAGTGGTTGTGGACCGACGCATCTAAGGCTCAGGCCGAAGGTAAATATGTCACCGAGGCCATAATTTCTGGTGACTTGATTGATGCTCTCCAGCTGTGGGACTCAGTCAAAGGCAGCTTGCTGATTGAGTGGGGCCTGACCAAGAAAGAGATTCCTGATCCAACCCTGAGCTATCCATGCGAAGTGTGGTTAATTGGCAACACTGTTATCCGCGCCGTGCTGAATTACGAGCCCCTTGGCCGCAAGCCCTACTACCTCACCAGCTACGAGAACCTCCCCGGCTCCGTGGATGGCAAGGGCGTGACCGACTTGTGCCGTGACGCGCAGGCGATGGTTAACGCCGCTGGGCGTGCTTTGGCCAACAACATGGGTATCAGCTCGGGACCACAGGTAGGTGTCAATGTGTCACGCCTGCCCCCCGGCGAGGACATCACGGACCTGCACCCATGGAAAATCTGGCAGTTCACGCAGTCTGAAATTTCTGACAGCTCAGCGCCCATCACGTTCTTCCAGCCGCAGAGTAACGCTCAAGAGCTCATGGGTGTGTTCGAAAAGTTCAGCGCTCGCGCGGACGAGGACACCATGATTCCTCGCTACATGACAGGCGAACATACTCCCGGCGCAGGCCGCACATCATCTGGCTTGTCCATGCTGATTAGCAACGCTGGCAAGGGTATCAAGCAGGTGATCAGTAACATTGACCACAATGTCATCATGCCTGCTATCGAGCGTTTGTACCAAGACAACCTGCGCTACAGCGATGACCCAGACCTCATCGGGGATGTGAACATTGTGGCCAAAGGTGCCAACAGTTTGGTGATCAAAGAAGCCGAGGCAGTGCGCCGCAACGAGTTCCTCCAAGTGGTTCTAAACAGCCCAGTGGCACAGCAGATCGTCGGCATGGAAGGCGCTGCAGAGTTGTTGCGCGACCAAGCGAAGCACCTCAGTGGCAACGTCGATCGCATCGTCCCGGACCGTCAGCAGGTTAGTACGATTCAGCAGCAACAGCAGGTGATCGCCGAGTTGCAGGGTCAGATTGCTCAGTTGATGGGCATAGGCCCTGATGGACAGCCCCTTCAGCAACCCGGCATGACGCAGGGCCCAGCACCTAAGAACATCCTCCCAGACGGTAGCCAAGTAGGCGGGCGCGAGGGAAACACCATGTCCCCTAGACCGAACGGAGTTTGATTATGAAAGGCATCACCGCCAACCCAACCATCGCTGCGCTCATCATGCAGCTGTTCCATGCGCGCACTAATTCGCACGTGCTGCACCTGCGCACGCGCAGCTACGCACAGCATGTGGCGCTCAATGAGTTTTATGATGGCATCGTCGATCTGGCCGATCGGTTAGCTGAAGCCTATCAAGGGCGAAACGGGATTCAAGACTATCCCGAACTGCCCTACAAGGCTGAGAGCGATGCCATCATGATGTTGCGCGGCCTGCGCCGCTACATTGATGAGAACAGATTAGCAATGTGCAGCCACTCGGAAATTCAGAACTTGATTGACGAGATCGTCACCCAGCTAAACACGACGTTGTACAAACTTGAAAATCTT